GTTTCCCAGTCACGATCACGCCGGGTTGGAGGAGTTAGATAAGGCTAGGCATGAAGGCAAGACTAAGGATGTATCAGTTAACCAAGCTGTGTCTTTAGTTTTAAAAGATTATGGTGAAGATCTAAAACTTTCAGACGATAGTGCAAGAGGATTAGAAGCCGCTCTTCGTGCAGTTGTATGGAAAGCTGAGGAGTTTTGGGATGACAATTTAAAACTTGCTACCATGCCAGACGGATCACCCGCATTAGAGCAGAGATTCGAAGTGCCTATTGGTGATAGAGGACACAGGTTTAGTGGTCGTATAGATAAGATTGTTTCTGTTGATGACAGGTTATATCTTGTTGATACTAAGACTACAAAGACTGCCTTATCAGAGTACTATTTCAATGGCTATATGCCAGCTAATCAAGTCTTTGCTTACATTTGGGCATGCCGTGAGGTACTCAAGCTACCTGTTGACGGCTTTATTATTGACGGAGTTCAAACAGGTGTTAACTTCTGCCGATTTGCTAGGCAAGTATACAATGTATCTAAAGAATTAATTGACGAGTGGTACAACGATACACTACATCATCTTGAGATATCAGATGTATATGCTAACTCGCAGTACTACCCAGCGAACTTCACCTCTTGTGGAAACTACGGGGGTTGCAGATATAGAGAGGCATGTGCTCACGCGAAATCACAAAGACATATATTCTTTGGCACTGATTTCAAACAAGAGTATCACCCCGATCTTGAAGAAACTAAACCAATAAAATTAGAAGTAATAGAAGGAGGTAAACAATGAAGCTGATAATGATTGACGCAATGTTAAAGCATGCTGAAGGACAGATTGCAAAGCATCGAGCCAATGTATTAATTTATATGGATAGTGCTGTTGGTGTTGGTGAACACACTGATATACTAGAAAGTATAGAGAAAGAACTTAATGCAATGGGGAAGTATGAAGAACAAATTGAGATGCTCAACAAATATTTTGTTGACAAATAATTTATTTAGTATATAATTACAAACATAACAGGAGACCAACTTATGGCAAATATAAGTAAACATAAATCTACGAGTGTTACTAAGCTACTTCTCTGCGGAGACAGTGGTAGTGGTAAGACATCTGCCCTAGCGAGTTTAGCTAACGCAGGTAAGAAGCTACGTATACTAGATTATGATGACGGACTTGACATACTGCCAGAGTTTCTGAAACCAGAAGCAGTAAAGAACGTCTCATATGTTACGTTAAGAGATTCACTAGCTCAAGCTGATTCGTTTAGAAGAGGGGCACGATTGTTGTCTCATTGGAAAGACGATGATGAAGACTTGGGTCACGTGAAAGAATGGGGAGAGGATACGGTTTTAGTGATTGACTCCCTAACACTTATGGGGGAGGCTGCCCTACGAGCCGCTCTCGTTTTTAATAACAAGAAACCTACTGAGCAAGCTAGCCAACCAGAATGGGGTGCTGCAGCACGTGATGTACAGAATATTATACAGTACATTACAGGCGATGAAGTGAAGTGTAATGTTGTTGTGACAACACACATGCAGTATATGGAAGGTGATATGGGAGTGTCCAAAGCATACCCAACTTCCGTAGGTTCTAAGCTATCTACTAAGATTGGTAGATACTTTAACTGCGTTTGCAGAATAGATACTAGATCATCTAGTAAAGGAACAGAGCGCACGATACGTACAATGTCAGATCATAAAATGGATCTGAAAGTTACAGCGCCTTCTTTAATAGAACCTAATATCGAATTAGATTTAAGTAAGCTATTTGATTCTATTCAGAAAAATGCAAAGGCAAAACTCAAAGAGAGCAATTCGAAAGGAGATAAATAATGTCTAACGTTGCTGACTTTTTAAACATGACACCTCAAGATACACCCGAATCGGTTGTACTTCCCGAGGGTAGTTATGAATTCTCTGTGACATCTTACAGAGCAGATGAGGTTGGGGAAAACTCAACACCACTCATCAGACTAAATGTCAAAGCAGTTGGGGTGATTGATTCAGACCTAACTGACGACAAACTTGGTAATGCCGAACCCACACGTATGGAGTTCTGGGCTACACCTAATGCCTTGAAGGTTAAGAATCCTGCTACAGGATTAAAGTCTTTCCTTACAAGTGGACTGGAACTGGGTCATGTAGATGACTTACCATATAGTGAGTTGCTAGAAATGGCAATCGGTAAAACCTTTAAAGGTTTAATCAGACACGAAATGGTTGGTAAGCAGAAAGATATTCTACAAGCCACAGTAAAAAGAATACTCTAGTATGAGCAAGCAAACAGTTGCTTCACAGCTACCGAGTAATGGTCAATCCATGATCGCGTTCGTCTTTGACTTTCCAAGTACAGATGAGCAACGTCTTGGTCAAATCATGGTTGGTAGTACAGGTAAAATGTTTCACAAGATGTGTGAGATATTAAACCTAAATGTGGAAAACTGTTTGCTCACTTATGCTCTCTCTCAGAAGCCAGCACAGGAGAATCCTGCACACTTCTTCAATAATAAAAACTCTTATAAAGCTTTGCTTAAAGAGGGGAAGAGTCGCTCGAAGTTTCCTGTGAATGGCTTCGGCTTCTTGAAAGAAGAATACGAGGGAGAGATAGATAGACTAGAGACCGAGCTTAACGCGTGCAAACCTAATGTAATTATTGCAATGGGGAGTATCGCGTTATGGGCGCTGACAGGGCTAGATAAGATAGGAACTTACAGGGGAACTGTTCTTAAATCTAACCTCACAGGGGGAACAAAAGTCTTGCCTACCTTTAGCCCTAGTGCCGTGATAAGAAACTTTGACTTCAGACCTGTTGTTCTTTCAGATATTAAGAAAGCAATAGCAGAATCTGAGACACCCGATATACAAATAAAAGAAAGAGAGTTATGGATTGAACCTACTATCGAAGACCTTAATAAATTTGAAGAACAATATATACGAGAAGATAATGAAGCTAGCCCACTTAGCTTTGACATTGAAACTAGTGGAGGCTTTATTACTTGTATTGGTTTTGCTCCATCTGATTCCGTTGCTTTAGTTATACCATTTAAAGATACAAGAAATGCTTTACAAAACTATTGGAAAGATAATAAGCATGAGCAACAAGCATGGGCTTGGGTTAAAAGAATTTTAGAAAACGAAAAGATTACTAAGGTCGCACAGAACCAAACGTATGATGTGTCATGGTTATCTTACAAGCAGAACATAAATGTTAAAGGTAAGATACATGATACAATGCATGCTCAACATGCACTACAGCCAGAACAACAGAAGGGCTTAGGCTTTCTTGGTTCTATATACACAAACGAGGGTGCTTGGAAAACTATGGCTAAGTTTTCAAAGAGTACTAAGAGAGATGAATAGATGTAATAATGTACAAGCGTGCTCCATATTTTTCGGAGTTACATATACCAAATGATTTAGTAACTATCGAAAGTGAAGTGCGGTTGTGGAGATCCGTCATTGACCTAGCGATATCAGACTTCTTATCAACAAACAAGTCGAGAGAAAGTATAGCCAACAAGGAACGTGCCAAGATATGGCTGAGAGGAAAGACAGAAGATTTTATTATAGTGTGCGACTATTCTTTTTTACATGCACACAATACGCGACAAAAGATTTTTGAAATTATAGGAGGACAAGATGAACTCTACAGATAAATATACTAGAGACAAATATAAATACAACAATAATAAGTACACTAGTTTGGATAAGCAAATAGGCGGAGAGCATTACAAAAGTTTTGCAATACAACCTGCACAGTTTACTAATCAAAACAGACTACCGTTTGCAGAAGGTAATGCTATAAAGTATATATGCAGACACGCATTGAAGGGAGGCAAACAAGATTTAGAAAAAGCTAAACACTATATAGATATGATTATTGAAAGAGACTACGACTAGAATGGGAGACAAAAGCAATGGCAAAAATAATAAAGAATGTAGACATTCAAAACATAGATCTAGATTCTGAACAGACACTCTGGACTTATTGTGCATTAGATTGTGCAGTCACCCAAGAGATTTGGCAGAAGATCAAGACAGATCTAGACGATACCACCACAGGCACATACAACTTTGAGTTAGATAGCATCAAGCCTGCTATGGCTATGATGTTAAAAGGATTACGTGTGGACTTAGACGCAGTTAAAAATATGCGTGCCCCCTTGAAAGATACCAGAGTTAAACTAGAACGCATGCTTAACTTGTTTGCAAACGCGGCAACAGGTAAAGATCTAAACCATGCATCACCTAAACAATTACAGAATTTATTTTACCTACACTTAGGCATACCTAAAGTTATGTCTTATAAGAAAGGTAAGCAAAAAGTTTCAACAGATCGTGAAGCGCTTGAATACATGCGTCAAAATTATCCACGAGCAAAACCTTTTTGTAATGCTATTCTTGCATTACGTGACATAGACAAACACCTTGGTGTGCTAGACACAGATAGAGATAACGACAATAGAATACGTTGTTCTTATAATGTGGCAGGCACAGAGACAGGGCGTTGGTCATCTTCAGAAGCCCCTTGGGGTACAGGAACTAATCTTCAAAATATAACCAAAGACTTGCGCGAAATATTTATACCCGATGAAGGTATGACTATGTTTTATGCTGACCTAGAGCAAGCTGAATCCCGTGTGGTTGCTTATCTTACAGGTGACGAGGGGTATATCAATGCTTGTGAGAGTGGTGACTTGCATACTACTGTGGTCAAAATGGATCGTGACTGGGAAACC